TCTTGTTTTTTAATTTCAAATTTCCAACGATCTCTTTTAAATGGTATACACTGAACATAAGGAGTTCCTCTTGGTAAAATTGTATCAAGTGATTCATATTTATAACCATTGAATATAATTGGAAAATTTATTTCGTTTTCGAATAAATCCGTATCTACAATACCTGTTATTATTTCAAATCTATCATCAGTATTATTTAGAGGAGGTATAAAAAGAGTAGAATAACCAGGAGGAGTTTTTATAATCCAAGGATTTAGTATTTTATGAACAGCTAAGTTATTATTTTTTTCAACTAAAGGACTTCCTTCAAGTTGTATAGAATTGTGAAATTCTTTGTAGCCACTTAAATTTAAATTTATTTTTGGTGACAATCCATGATAAAATGCTTGAGGAGAGTCAGCTCCAGTTTGTCTTTTTCCCTCATGCATAACATTATGTTTTACTTGATAATCTAAAGGTAATTTTAAGATATAACCTGCTGTAATAGAATCCAAAAAAGGCATGCATCCCTTAATTGTTTTTTTATCAACTGTGTGTTGAAGTTTTTTAAACCACTCAGGAATGTTTAGTTTTGCAGGTATAGGTAAAATATCTTGATTACTATCTATATACGCCTCATTTGCACGAAAGCTAATAATGTTCTCAAACATTACCCATGTTTACTAGATTTATAATATTTGTAAAGGATTAACGTAACTTATTGAATTATCTTCACAATATTTTTCCCAAGAAGAATTTAAAGGATAAGTTAAGCTAGCCATTTGCAATGTGTTATCAATATAGTTTGAATAATTTTGTATGTCTGAATGTATAGCCTTACTAGAATTATTACCATCTAAAAACTCTTTTAACTTTAATTTGACATTTCGATTTATATAAGTCCATAACTCGTTTTCATCTGCAATATTAAAATCTGAATGATCTGTGATTGTTACAGTGCTTCCATTTATAGTCACAATTGCAGTGTTATTTTTTAATTTTGCAAAATCCCCATCGCTTATTGAATGAAAAGTGTGTGGTGGAGAAGTCAAATTACATTCATTTTTATCAGTATCGTTTGCTGCTATACCAACTAAATTATTACCATTAGATATTACGTAAGCCATTAACTTCCTCCATCATCATAAAAGAATATTGCACCAGCTTGACCTGCAGTGGTAGTTCCAGTAGTTCCATTTCCTTCAAGGTTTTGACCTCCACCTACACCACCAGCTCCAGCAAATAAAAAGTTTCCTGTGAAAGACAAAGGTGCTCCTGGCGCGTCTCCTTGAGTTCCTCTTTGTGATCTATTTGGATTGAAAGGTGGGCCTCCAGCAGTTCCACCGCCACCGCCATTTGCAGTTCCTAATGGGCCACCGCCAAGTGTAGTAGCACCTCCAGCGTTTCCTGCCTGTCCGTTACCTCCAGGACTTCCAGCGTTTCCTGCTGCTCCTATCGAATAAGCAATTGTTGAACCTCCAGACGCTGCAGCTGTAAAGAAACCTATGCCTCCCATACCACCTGCACCTCCGAATCGTGGTTCAGGTGCCATTTTAGATCCTGCGCCACCGCCTCCTCCAACTAGGAATGCCATCCAGTTACTTGAGTTTGGATTTGTAGTAATATTTCCTGAGTTAGGTCCTTTTTCAAAAAATTTTGGAATAAAATTTCCGTCACCACCTGCTCCACTTGATGCAGCTGTTAAACGTCCTTGTGCATCAACAGTTATATTTGCAGTTGTGTAAGATCCTGCAGACACAGAAGTGTCAGCTAGTTTTGCTGCAGTTACAGCATCGTCAGCTATGTTTGCAGTTGCTACTGCATCATCAGCGATTGCAGCGGTCACAACAGCATCGTCAGCAATCTTAGCCGAAGTCACAGCATCATCAGCAATTTTTGCAGTGGTTACTGCGCTATCAGCAATTTGTGCTGCAGCTACTGTGCCACCTAAAGTGTCTAATGAAATTTCTTTTAAATTTGTTCCGTCTGAGTAAGCCGCATAAATTTTTTGTGCGTCTGGAGTAAATCCAGTTCCTGAAGCAGTTTTAATTGTTAAATTTGTTGGGTTTGTTACTCCTGTGCAATCAAAGATATAAAATTTTTCTATTGAATCTGGAATAGTACAAACTGTGCTCGCTGCAATCGATGCAGTTGCAAATTTGATAACTAGATTTCTTGCGTTAGATAAAGCACCATCCGACATTGCAAGTGCAAGAGTACCACCACTTGAAAGTGTTACTTGTTCAAATCCTGCTACAGCTTGTTGAATTAAGTTTAAGTTTGTGTTTGTTTTATCACCCCATGTACCAGCGTTTTCACCAGTAGCCATGAGTTCTAATTTTAGATCACTTGAATAAGTTGATGCCATAAAAATTCTCCTTAAATAATATTCATATTACAATATCTATGCAGCTAAATCAACTACCGTCCAGGTGTTTGTAACACCCAAGTCAATTTCTGACCACGCAGTTATATTAACGCTACCAACACTTGAAGTCAATGATATGCCCGTAGGTTGAACTAAAGCATTACCTGTTACAGGGCCTTCTTCACCTAAAGATGAAGTCATAGAAATACCAGAAACCCCTATCATTGTGTCAGGAATAGACGCTATAGATCCTAACGACATTGTGCTAGATATACCAGTCACAGGCTCTGTTGTAGATTGTACTAATGAGAAAGATCCTAGAGTAAACGAAGCAGCTATACCAGAAACATCCACAGGTGTTTTTAATCCTGCAACTGTGTTACCCATAGATCCAGTTAAAGATCCTGCACTTGTAACTTCGACATTTGCGTCACCTACAAAAGAAAGTGTGCCGATTGTAAAATCTAATTGATCCTCAGATGCAAATACAGTTATATCTTGATCAATTTGTAAAGAAAAAGAACCTAATGAGAAACTTGATTGAATTCCGCTTACGGCTGCAGTAAAACTTGCAGACCCTAGTGCAGTTCCTATAGAAGATGTAATCGATTGTCCTGTGGCCTCTACTGAAAAAGCTTCACCCCATGCAGAGTTACCCCATGCTTGACGACCCCATCCAGAATTTATTTCTCCTTCAGCTGTCTCGTCACCAAGACTTGATGTCATTGACACCCCAGTTACAGCAACGTCAACAACTTTCTCGTTAGATCCCCAAGATTGCTCACCCCAAGCTAATCTACCCCAACCAGTATTTATTTCTGTGGTAATTGTTTCTTCGCCAATACTAAAGGATGCACTTATTCCAGTGACGGCAGGACTTATATCACTTTGGTTTCCCCAAGATCCTGTCCCCCAACTAAGTGCACCCCATGTATTCGACATTCATTAAGTTCCTTATGCAAGTCTTAAGATTGCAGCAGAGGTCGTGAATGCAGGGAACTGAATTGTAAATGTTCCTGAAGTTGCAGTTTTGTCTCCGCCAAAATCTAGAACAGCTACAGCATCTGTAGTGTTTGATCCACCATCAGTTGTTGTATTGTATATTAATGCTCCTCTTGCTGTAAGAGTCACGTTTACAAAAGATAAATCAGCAAAATCAGTGATAGCTACCGAAGATGAAACTTTTACACCTTGGTTTACTAAAGCTTTACCACCAGCTGAATAGTTAGATGATGAAACTTCATTTCCAGTTGTATAATTTGTTGTTGATTTACCGAGAGTTGCAGAACTTGTGTACATCGCTAACTTGTAAGTGTCAGAAGATGTATCGAAGTCATGTTTTCCTTGAAGTAATTCTTTTTTGAAAGAATCACATATTGCGTTTGTTGTTATTGCCATAATGGCCTCCTTAATAAGTTGTGTTTGGAGTAGGACTTGGAATTTTCACTCTTGGAACTCCATCGTCATACTCAGCTCGTCTTCTTCTACCCATTTGTTGTAGGGCAAAATTCTGTACTTCTTCATTGTACTTGTTTTCATATAGTTTGTACATATCCATAGGGCCTTTTAAAAATCTAAAACATTCTGCTAGCACACCATGTAACAACATAGATTCTTGGTATTTTGCTAGATAAGTTTGATTCGTAGAAGTAAATTCAGGTGGATCCTTAATATAATTTATTTGCACTGTATCTGCAGCAGCTGGTGTGGGCGCAACTATAATATTAAATTCGTTATAATTAGCATAATACTTTGGTTGTCCCTGTGCACCTGTGCCATTATATTCAGATATAAAACTTGTATCTCTTTTTTCTAAAAAAGTTCTATTACCACTTGAATCAATAAATTCTACAGATCTTAAAATTAAGGCATCTGATGGTAAAGATACGGCTCTGTTTCCTGCAGTAAAATTTGAGTTAGCATACTTTCTTAAATCATCGTAATCAACTTTACCTGCAATATCTAATTCAACGTTTCTTATGAATTCTTGTACTTGTGAGTCTGATAATACAGTGCTACTTACTTCTGTATAATTTCTTACTTGTGTCAAAAAATCTGAATGTGTTATTGCCATTATGTAATACTAACCTCCACTTGACCTACATTAGAAAGCAGTTCTCTTCTTCTATTTTGCAAAGATGGATCTTCAGGGATCATACTATGATTTATCGAAGTTGTTCCGTTTCTAGTTATTTCAAAATCTTGAGTTTTAAATGCAAAATCTCCAGGTAAAGATAGATTTGCAACTCCAACAGTGGCACCACCTGAATCCGATATTGTTATATCGTTAGAAAACTTTACTGATGGTTGCTGGAATTTCATGTTTCTAGAATTTCTTAAAGCTATTGCGTCTGCAGTAGTGTGCCGTCTTCTAATTTGAGGATGTTTAGGTTCAAATTCAGAATAATGTACTAGAGATCCATTCCATTCTTTCACCATTTCAGTATATGGAAAAGCCATGCCAGATCTGTCAGATATGGCTTGTGATCTTTTACCTGTTGCATATTTTGCCATTATTCTTTACCTCCAGAACCAAGTGGCTTATCAACTGATGTTGTTTTTGTTGTTGTAACTTTTTTGGGTTTATATCCATATTCTTTCATTAATTTTAACAAGGCTTGGTCATCGTTCATTTTTTTTGAAACCATACCAATAGCTTCTCTAGCTCCAAATCCTGCTTTACTTAGAAGATATGAAAATGCTTTTTGAGCTAATGGGTTTGCAAATAATGATGGCATATTATATTCCTTGTGGGTAAAAAGATTGTGGAGTTATATATGTAGATGTTCTTT